CTGTTGAAGAAATTAATGCTTGGTTATTTACTGTTGGTGCAACTGGTAAAGTAAAAGTTAAATCAGCAGTAACACTAGCTGGTGCTTTTAGTCCAATGTAATTAGTTCCGTTAGCAGTAGTTTCTCTAAAACGAATTTCTTTTTGATTATCAATAATTAAATTAACAGTAGATGTAGAAGCTGAATCTGAAAGTGTTAAAACAGTTCCAGTAGCAGTAGTAGTTAGTCCAGTTATTGAAACAGTTGAGTCTAACCAATTTACAGTATTAGCAGAATGGTCAAGTGTTGCTAAAGAGATGTCATCAGCACCATCATAATACTTTAAAGTTGGAGTTGTTGCTGATGTCGTATCAAGCCAAATTTGACCAGCTACAGCACCAGTTGGTCTAGATGTTCCTGAGTTACAAGTTTGTATAGCTGATAGTGCATTATTTAAATCACTTCTAAATGAAGGGAAGGATTGATTTGCTATGTTATAATCGTGTTGTGCCATTATCTATCTAATATCCTAATTAAAATCCTTTTGCAATATAATCAAAAGTTCTACTTACTCCAGTACCACTACTATTCTTAAAGGCAATATCAAAACCATTTATAGTTTTGTTATTTAAAGTATAAAAATCGCCAGTAGCCATTCCTTGATTAGTAATACCGATAGCATAATTAACAGAATAGAATGGTCTTGTAAACACTACTGTATAAGTACCAGTTCCACTTACTAAATCATTACCATTTTGAATAGTATCTTGTACGTCAATGGTTACACTTAAAGCAGATACAACAGGAGTAGAAGCTAAATCATCTGATCTCATATTAAGTCTAAATTTAAAATATCTAGCTGTATAATCACCAACTACAAAATTTCTAAATGCAGTATAAGTTATGTTGTCAGCAGAAGTAGAAATTTCTAAATGAGCATTACAGTTAGCAGGAGAATCTCCATCAAAGTTAGAAGCACCATCATCAAAGTCGCCAGTAGCACTATCAAAAAGATTATCTATATTATCAACAGTTTGTGTAAGAGAAGCAGTTACACGAACAGTGTAACTTCCACCAATGTCAATAGGAGAAGCAAATTCATAAGAACCAGTAGGAGATAAGTCATAAGTCGTAACTCCAGCATCAAATAAAGTTGTACCAGAATCAAAATTTCCAACAGCAGAATCAAATAGTTCAGTAGAGTCTAATCTTAAAGCACCACCATCAACATATACATTAGTTTTAGTTCCTGAGAATGTAGGTGATTCAGTTTGTGTTAGAACAGCATTAAAATCTCCTATCTCTAATAAGTTAGTTGATATTACAGCTTCATTAGATGAGAAGTTTCCATTTTTATCTACAGCTTTAATTAAGTAAGAACCAATCCTAGCTGGTACTGTAACTGATGTAGCTGGTCTTGCAACTTTTTCAACAAGTGAAACTGAGTTCTGCCATTCAGCACCAGTTGTTAGTGTACTAAATCTAATTGCATAATAAGCTAAATCTAAATCTGGTATTTGTGTCCAAGATAAGTGAGCATCACGACCAATAATGTTACAAGAAAAATCTTCTACGTTAGCAGGTGGTAATAATCCACCAACAATAGTTCTTGTTGCAGATGTGTAAGTAGAACTAACTCCTAATGTATTAAATGCTTTTACTCTTACATTGTAAATTAATCCATCTACTACGTTTAGTATTCTATGAAATAATCCTTTAACTTGACCAGATACAATATAATCTGTTTCTGTGCTTAGTTTGTATTCTACTTGGTAGTAGTCTACAAAATTATCTAGTGATGCACCTATTGTTACATCTAAAGCAGTAATAACAACTCCATCTGAGTATTCTATAAGTTGGTCATCTAAACTAACTGAAACTGGTGCAGATACAGAAAAAGGATTTGGAAGTACAGTATCAGCTATTGTAGGTGCTTCGCCTTTTTCTTCCCAAGTATAAAAATTATCTTGATGTTCTTCTAATCCAAGAGTTACTGTTGAATCTGAATTAATAGCTAAAGACATTACTCTAAATGGTTTAGCACTAAATCCTGCTGTGTCGTATGTAGCTGTAACTATATCGCCAATAGATAAATTAAGTGCTTCTGATGTAACTGTTACTTCTGCTTTTAAATTATTTCTTGATCTCTTTAATATGTTCTCGCAAATTTCTTCTGCTTGATATGGAGAAGTTACTTGTAACATATCAAAGCTTCTCTCTAATAAAGTATTATTATCATCACTTAACATAGTTGAGTGTTGATCTGCTGGGTCTAAAGCTGAATCATCATAAGGTGGATATGAAACTGTATCTGATTGATAATCTTTTTCAGGGTTTGTAAATGTTCCTATAACTCTATTATATTTTTCAGATTTGCTTTCACCTTGTAATTTAACTTCGCTTACAACATTATCTTTAGTTAATAATAATTGTGAACTTCCTGTTCCTTCAATAATAACTTTGTATTTACCTTGTGTGTAATTAAATATTGCTCTCATTGGTACAAGCAATTCTCTTACATTCTCTAATACCTTTTTCTCACTATCTATAACTGCATTTGTTTCAAATAAGTTTATATCGCTTACTGCACCAGAATAAGGTGTAACTTGTGTATCGCAGGTATTTGCAGAAGTCTTAAATGAATCGTAGTTTGTTTCAAAAGCATCATTGGGTAATCCTTTTCCATATCTACTATTTCTTAGATAATCTAAAAGAACTAATGATGAGTTAGCAGAATAAGCCCAAGTAGTTGCATCATCTTGTCTATGAGAACCAGAACCACCTTTAGTTGAATCTAATCTTGGGTCATAAATCTTTTTACCTCTAACTGTTACTCTAACTTCTGGTAATCCATTGAAAGCATCTTGATTCCATTTAAACCTTAAAGCAACATAAGCAAGACCAGATAGTTTATGGTCTGATGTCCAGTTAGTTGTTTCATCAAGCAAAGAAGAAGCTGATTGATTATCTAATCCAAAAAATGATTGAATAGATATTAAAGATTCACCACCTTTATAATAATTAGCATCTCCACTAGATACTCCTCTTATAGTTCCATCTGTTAATGCACCATCAAATGTAACTAGTTTGTCATCAACGTAAACTTCATCTATTGCAGTAATTCCTGCACCACCACCTTCGCAAAGAACTCCAGCTACATAAAGATATTGATTATCAGCACCAGAACTTTCAACAAATACTCTAGTCAATCCTACTTGTCTTTTACCATAAACAACAGGAATAGGATTGTTGTTAGAATCTTTATTTACTAATGTTCCTTTTGCTTCGTCTTGCGAATTAAATCTTGGTGCTTTTGGTTTAGGTGCAATAATATAACTTATTGCAGTAGTTATTATGGTCGTTATAATCGCTGTTACTATTGCTTCACCCATTTAAATATGAAACTCCCTTTTGTATTTTTCTGATCTTCTGTAAATTTGAAAATCATTATTTGCTCTAATCCATTTAACAGATTCATTAACTTCAATCTTATCTCTAAAATAATCTTTAACCCATTTCATAATTTCTTTAACATGGCTTTTTGCAATTACTTGCATAACCCAAATATTATCTCCACAATTCCATTCATTAGGTTTTAATCTACCAATAAGTTTAAATCTTTGTTCAACATTATCACTTAAATAAGCCCAGTTAGTAAATCCAACATCTTGATTGCCTATTCTATGAATTTGGTACTGATCTAAGTTTATAGATGGTGTAATCATTTCAGTTAATTGTTTGTAAGTAAATTTATCATATTTAGGAAATTGTCTGTATAAATGTATTATTCTATACAAATCATTCATTATGCTGAACCCCACTTAATCTTTTGTGCTGTCTTACTTGCAAACTCCATACCTTTGTCATTAGGAAAATAAAGTTTCTGTGAGTTCTCAGCAGTTCTTCTTCCTGAAGTCTTTTCAAAATCTGCCCAATGAGAAGTTATAATTATGTTGATTGAAGATGTAGTAGCATTTTCTTCAAGAGCAAAATTAGATATTCTTCCATCAAATAAAAGAAATGGGTCAGCTATTAATGCCTGACTATCATTTAAAAAACCTCTATAAACTTTTGCAGGTTTATTCATGTAGTTATTATTAAGCAATAAAGAAATGATTGTTGTATCTGCACCTGAAAATTTAAGTGTTAATGTATTTACTGAAACATCAGCAGTTTCTTGTACTTCTGAACTACCTAAGAATAATGATGAAGCTGTGTAAGTGTTTCCATCAAAGGTTAAATCTTTATAATGATCTGTGTAATAAGTTCCTGTGCTAATTCCTAGATAAATAAGTTCTACTGGATTGAGTTTATTAGTTGCTATCTCGGCTATAACTCCAGCAGTTAATGATCTTGTCATTACAGTACCTCTATTAAATCAACTTCGTATTGGAAATAGTTTTCTGTACCGATAGTAAATTCTTGAATATCTCCTGTAAGTCCAACTGTAAAATCTACATTGTCATAAATTATTACTGCATTGTCAGATACGTTTGCTCTTAATGGTGGTTCAAATGTTAATGTTCCTGCACCAGAACCATTAGAATCAACATCAGCTACACACATATAAACTTTTGCTTGACCAGTAAATCTAAAGAAGTCTCCAGCTTTGATTACACCACTTAAATTATTTCCCATACCATCTATTGAGCAAGTAGTAACACCAGCACTAATAGCACCATTAAGTGAAATAGTTGTACTTGCAGAACCAAGTGCATCATCAATAGTTGGTGGAGTGTATTGGAATGATTCCATTTGTGATCTTTGTTTCATTATAAAAGCAAGTATTGGTGCAAACTCACTTCTAGTCATAACTGGAAATCTAAGTCTTAATCTGAATTTTTGTCCATCAATTTGTCTAGCTTGTCGTCTGCCAGAAGCAGTAGTCGTAACGATAGTATTTTGATTAGAAGATATTGCTACATCTCTTGGTGCTGGACTTGATGGGAATGTGCCACTCATATTACGTTAGACTTTCCTTTTTGATTAGCACCCTGATTAACTAAGTTAATTATGGTTGCTCTATTATCAATTAATAATTCTTTAATACCTCTAACATCATTTGCTTGAATATTAAATGTAATGTTAGTTCCCATATTTGTCATATCGTGATTAGGTACAATAGTTCCACTTGTATTAGGTACAAATAATTCTCTACCTCGTTCTCCTACTGTTATTGGCATACCACCTCTAACAGCACCACCTTCTGCTTCCATTACTGGATTATAAAAATTAGGTGCATCTAATGGTACACTTCCACCACCAGCAAAAGCATTAAAACCTATTCTTGCTATTGTTGATAAGAACCCACCACCAGAACTAGCAGAAGATATAGAAGCTTGTTTGATTAATTCAGAAGTTTTAATTTTTTGGTATGCAATATCCAAAAGTAATGTTGCTAAATATTCTAACTGTTTAGCTAATATTTTTACTAAAGCATCTTGTGCTATTTTTCTAAATGTAGTGTTTAAATTTTCTCCTAATACTATTGATCTTGCTATTCCTTCAGAAAAAGATTTAATACCAGTATTAAGTCCATCAGTAATTGTTTTTGTTAAACCACCAGTAGTAAATAATTCTTCTCTTAATGTTGCTAAATTGTTTTTATTAGAAGTGTAAACACCATCAAATACTTTACCTAAATCTATGGCATTTTTTTTTATTTGTTCAGCAGAAGTTCCTAATCCGTCCATAAAATCTAAAGGATTTTCTTCGTTTAAAGAAATTACAGAATCTTTAGTTTCGTCAAAAGCATCTTTTACAGCATATATTCCACCAGCTAAAGAACCTATTGCTACAAGTAATTTTAAAATTTTACTTCTTCCTACTGTTGTATCTATTGCTATTAGTGCAAGTCTTAACGCATTAAATGCAGTTATTACTTCTGTAATAAATACAACTATCTTTAATGCTAAAAAAGCTAGGAATAGATTTAATACTAATTGGAAGTTATCTTTAACAAATACTAAAGCACTACTTAATTTTAGTATTGCAAATGCTAAAAATTCTCCTATGTCTTTACCAAAGTCATTTATAGCTTTTCTATTGTTTATAAAGAATTTTTCTAATTCACCAAGTTCTCTTGTTAATGTATCAAAAAAACCTTTTGCAATAGTTACTTGTAATTCTTTAAATATATTATCTAAAGATATTAATGTTCCGTTTAAACCTTTTTTAAGATTCTCATTTGCTTTGCCGAATGTTCCGTTAGCACCAAATACTTTTTCAAATAGACTAGGAAGATTACCAATAGATACATCTGCAAATTTTCCAAACTCATCTATACTTCTAATTCCTCTATCATTAAACAATCTTGCAGAATCTATACCTTTAAGAAATGCTTTTGCTAATTGATCTGAAGCATCTGTAAATGATATTCCAAATCTTGCTGAAGCATTACTTGCTATTTGTAAATTTCTTGCTAATTCCTCAGGAGACTTAGATACTGATAATAAATCGTTAGAAGCTTGTAATACATCTAGTAATGGTATTTTTGCTTGAATTGCAAATCTTGTAAGCTGGTCAAAAGCTTGTCCACCACCATAACCAGATTTAGCCAATTCATCTAATCTAATTTTAATTGAATTGGTTTGTTTACCTACATCTATTAATGACTTGATTGCTACACCAGCACCAATACCTAATAAAGCATTTCTAACATTAAAGATTGAGTTTTTTACATCAGTAAATGCTTTTGTAGCATTATCTATAACATTAAGTTTTATGTTTAGTTGCTGATCTGCCATAATGTAGTTTCTCTTTTTCTGCCTTCACTTTAAAGTAAGCTATCCAATAATAAAATTCATCTTGTGTCATAAGACAAATTTCTTCCATACTTTTGTTTAATTCCTGACCAAGAGCAAGTATAGAATATAACTCCGTATCAGATCTTACTTTTTTTCAGCTTCCTCGTAAGAAACACCATTCAACATTTCTGTTGCTACTCTAGCTATAACATTTGCATCAGCATTATTCAATAATGTTAGCTTGTCATCTAGCTTAAATATTTTATTTCCTTCTGAGTCTTTTGCTTTTAAAACGATTGCATCTACTAATACTCCAATGTCATCATTCTTAGCACCTTTAAATAGGTTTCTTTTTTCTCCTAATGTAAATGGTGAGCAGTATATTATTAAAGGTTTGCCTTCCTCGCCCCACTCAGCTACCTCAATCTTTTTAATGCCTAAAGATT